CGTAGCCGCAACTACGATAGCAGGCATCTCGATTGCTTGCATTGCGATTTCCCGACGGAGAACATGGACGGTTTTGATCCATATCTGTTGGAAGGCCTTGTATTGGGCGTGTTCGCGATAGGGCTGCTAGTAATGGTTTACATGAAAACAGAACGGTTCGTACGGGCATATCGGGGGGTTTTCACCTCCGAATACCTAGAACACACAGGACGCGAGAGTGGGACATCCTCACTCTTAATGCGTTCGACGTTTAATAGAGTTCCGATGATACAACACGTACCATCTAAGTTCCATACCCACCCGGTCTCAGCAGCACTGCGCACAACGGGCTCGAATTTCATTGAGCGCGTGGCGGAGGACATTGGACGTAGACCATTCTACTTCCAGTGCTCAGCGGCGGACCAGCGGCGTGGCAGGGACGGCTCTAGACGGCATTATTGGATTAAAGACTTAACCTCCAAAGCAGCTCCGGCTGAATTGGGTGATGAACATGTCTTGGCGTTGGTGGACGTTGACTATTATGTCAACATGCGCTGGCTTCTTGTCAGCGCTTTTAGACCAACGTTGTTGTACACGTTCCAACCCGAGACAGTCGCAAGGAGTGTCAGTGAATACAGCTTCACGTTCGATGCCCGTAGTGTTGTGAAGTACCGCTGTTCAGGCGGTGCGACATACAACCACCCAGTGTGGAATTACGGGACTGACAACTTGATAGTGGTAAGACCTGGCAGCTGGCGGAAATGTCGGTTTCCTCAGGTGGTTTCCTACTTAGTAGACAAACGCCGTGTCGGCCCAGACCATGAGGTCATTTGCCTATCTCCGTTAAGGAAATGGACAGGATGGCCCGCCTTGGTCGCCAAGAAATACCTATCCGGAGCGAAGTTAGAGAGACTTCGCGTGGTTGAAGGAGAGTTTCTACGCATGTATGTACAACGCAAGAACGGTCTGTTCGTTTCGACGGGACAGGTCGGCCATTGCGTGGAATGCACGCTGCCTGTTGCGTCTGACGATGCACTGGCGATAGCGTGTAGGACAAACACTGTAAAACTCGCTCTACCGACGGTCCTTGCTTACGTGGATGCACCCACGTTGAATGAGCGGAAGGCCGCGGCAAGTGTTGTGCAGCTATACCATAGGTCGGTCACGAAGGAGCAGATGGCGCCCACAGCTTTCCCTGTTGAGGAAGCGGTGCGCGAATTTGACTTTGGAGTGGAGAACTATTGTGGAGCGGGCAAACCAACACTGGTCGCGTTCATGTCGCCGTTTATACATGGAGCATTCGCACCAGCAATGACCCAGGGGAACGAGGAACGCTGTGTTACGCATCGTGTCACGAAGTTCGCCAAACAGTCACGCACGGTCGCGATGACGGGATTCCTGGATCGGGTAATGCGTGAATTCGCGCGGTTGTTGCTTCCTACACCTAATCAATTGCACCCGGTGTCAATTGACGACGTGTATGAAAAAAACAATCGAGACCGATGCAACGCATGATCTTGGATCGTTCTATGAACGAGGACGCCGATAGACGGGTCAG